ATACAACCTTTTACTAATAAAAAATATTACAAAAATAATATCTACCCATCAATACCATTTGATGAGAGTGATATTTATATTATTACTAAAGTAGGAGATAGATTAGATTTAATATCATTTAATTATTATGGTTCAACTGAATATTGGAAAATAATAGCTGCTATTAATAACAACATTACTAAAGGTTCATTATTCCCTACACCCGGAACTCAATTACGTATTCCTCAAAATATTAATAAAATTTTAAAAATAATTGAAGATGCAAATTAAATTAATACAATTAATAAATGAATTAAATGTAACTAATCCTAATATGCCTAAAGTATATGAATCTGATAAATGTGATTTAATTAAAATAATTAATACAGGTCCTTTACCCTTAATTAAGAATTATGATATAGGTGACGGTGATGGAAATGTAGTAGATGAAGAAAAATATTTAGAAAAATATCCTAATTTATATTATATACTTAACTGTATAAATTTTGCATATCAAGGTAATATTGATAGTTTAGATGATACTATATCTAGCATTGATATAGTAGGAAATTTTCCATCAAAATTAGGATATGCTAGTGTGGGTGGAGATGGAGGAATTTATTTAACTGATACTTTAAAAAACTTTAATCCAAGATTTCAAACAGAAGAAGAATGGAATGTCCAAGAATGGAAATTAATAACAATATAAATGTCAATATTTAACTCATCATTTCCAGAAACAATTCAAAATGAATTATATGCTAGACAAAACAATTTACTAAATCGTTCTAATTCTAATATTAATTCATTAATTCAACCTACTGCTTGGATTAGAATGACGTCTGGAGTAAATACATTAAAAGATGATGCTTTAAAAAGTGATGAAACTAAAGAATATTTAGATAGTGATTTTGATAATACATTAGCTAAACAAAATGTTTTATCAAGTATCTTAGGTGGAAATGAAAATCCTCAAGGTGATTTTATAAAAGGGTATACAACTAAAAACAGACATGGTATAAGACCATTACCTGGTATAACAGGTTTAGATTGTCAATCATTTTCAGCAAATGGTTCATTACGTAAAGTATCTATAAAATTTAATTGTTGGGATAATTCACAATTAGAAATTATGGAACAATTATATATGAGACCAGGTTATTTAATTTGTGTTGAATGGGGATGGACTCAAGAATTAAGTACAGGTAAAAAATTACAATTACCTAAATTTGGAGAAAAATTTTTAGAGAGTGGAGGTGAATTTCAAAATAAAACACTAATGCAGTTATATGAAATTGCTAATAATGAAGTTCAATCAGTTAATGGTAATTATGATATATGTTTGGGAAAAGTTCAAAATTTCAATTGGCAATTAAGAAAAGATAATGGTTATGATTGTGAAGTAACTATTATTACATATGGAGAAATTTTAGATAGTTGGAAAATTAATAATATAGATTTAGATACTAATATTTCTCAAAAAGGTATTCCATTAGGTGATAATAGTATAAATTTAGATTCATTAGGTGTAAGTAAATATACAGAAGGTAAATTATGTGGAATATTAGGGGATCTAAATAAATATGCTAGTGCTAAATTTTATGCTTACCAAGCAGCACCTGTAGCATTCAAGGTTAATTTACCAAATGTGGGAGATATTAATATGTATGCATCAGATTTTAGTAATGATATAATACAAACATCAGATGTTGTATTATCAAAAGCTACTAAAGGGATATCTACTTATATAACATTAGGTAGTTTATGTGATATTTTGAATTATTATATGTTAAACTCTAATTTATTAAAATTATCTACATTTGAAAGTGCTTCATTTGCCTGTCAGGCACATCCATTTCAATTACCATGTGATCCAAATATATGTTTAATTAAACCTCAAGGATGGATTGATGGATTTGCATTTGATCAAAGTAGAGAAGAAACGTTTAAAGTATTACCAGGTAAAGCTCCATCAGTTGATATAAGTAATAAAGTATTAGCATTAATAGGTAATCAAAATACTGAATTAATATATAAAAGTTTTTTAGAAATATTAGAAAAAGAATTAACTACTAATAACTTAGAAACGTCTCTTAATAATATTCAACAATATATTGAATATAATATTGATATTCAAAAAACTGTTAATAATGGGGATGGAACGTTAAATTTAAAATTTAAAGGATCAAATAAAAATTATATAACTAAACTTGATTCAAACAATAATCAAACTATTAATTTATATGATTTTTTAAAATTAGATAAAAATACAAGAATTGGTTTTATACAACAAGATATATTACCAATAGCTGGTACTAAAAATTTAGTATTATTTTCAGACTTAATTACATCTAAATCCACTGTTTCTGATGGATTATTTGATTATGCTAAACTTACATATCCAAATGTAATAAAAGCTTTTACACAGAAAATATTTCCTCAAAATAGATGGGAAATAAATATAATGGATAATTTTGAATCATTAAATTCATTGATAAATAAAGATCGTACATTTAGTCAAAATACTATAGATTCATTTAGACCTAAACAATTAGAAGACGTTTCAAAAGTATTAAAAAATAGATTTAAAGATTTAGAACCTTTTTTTATAGATCCAGTTAATAACAATTATAGAAAAGGAGATATATCAAATATATATTTAAATTTAAATTTTTTATATAGTTTAGTTAAACCTAGAGAAGTAAATGATGATAAAAATAATAAAAATGAAATATCATTAAACGCTTTCATTAAGGATATATTATCTAGAGTTCAAAATAGTATAGGTAGTATGAATGCGTTTGAGATATATGCCGATCCAATAGATAATATAGCTAAAATAATTGATAAGGATTTTGTTGAATCTCAATCAGTAATACCATTTTTATTTGATGTTGATTTTAATAAATCATTTATAACTAATCATGATATTAAATCACAAATATTTCCAGAACAAGGCACTATGGTAGCAATTAGTACTCAAGCGTCTTCAGGTAAATTAGGATTAAATAATAAAGGTTTAATTAATTATAATATTAAAACACGTAATAGATTTGTAAATATTACATCTCCTAGTGATAGTAATACTAAAATTGATACTAATTTTGATGTTTTAGACATAAATAATCCATTTTATTTAGCAGTTTCACAATTATCCTTTTATACATCAATACTTAAATTTAGAGATGATGGAAACAGTGAAAATGCTAACAATGTTAATTTAACTTCATTAAATAATTCATTAAGAGATTTAATAGTATATTGGGATAATAAACACTCAGAAGATGCATATCAATCAATGCCCATACCTATAGTAGTAGGATTAGAATTTCCTGGTATTGCAGGAATTCGAATAGGTAATATATTTAGTGTTGAAGGAGGTCCTAGAAATATACTTCCTGCTAGTTTTGGAAATGATTTAGATTTTTTAGTTAGAAATATAGGTCAAACAATTAGTAATAATGTATGGAATATTAAAATAGAGGGATATCCGTTTAAAAAAAACAGTAATTATGATAAAGTTAATAAACATATTAAATGAATTGCAGGTTAATAATCCTAATATACCTAGTAAAGAAGAAGCTATTAAATTAGCTACTGAGTTAGTAAAAACTCATGATGTAGATTGGGATGAAGATAGTATAACTTATGAAGTTCCAATAGATGAAGTAAATCCTAGATTAGTAAAATTTTTAGATAATTTAGAAAGAGATGAAGATGATACTCCTGATTTAAGATTTAATATAATTAATAATGGTGAAAATCATGTTATAGCAATATATCAATATAGTAGTCATGAAGTACACTTTGAAGTAATGTAAAATGGAAAAAAGATGTATTAGATGTAAAAAAGATTTAGATGTATCTTACTTTTATAAAGATAAAACTAGAAAGGATGGATATGATAATAAATGTAAAAAGTGTGATTACAAACATAATAGAATAAAATATAATGAAAATAGAGAATTAAAGAAAATGAAATATCCTTTAGGCACAGTATTAACAGAACAATATACAAATGGTGGAAGATTCCATTTAAATAATAAACCATATGTTGGATGGTTTCATCTAATTAATGGTGAATTTTTTACAGGTAAACAACCAGGTTCATTTTCTAAAAAATTAATTCAATTTCAAAAGGAATTTCCGAATCAACAAAAAGAAGCTAAACCATTAAAAATAAATAAAGGTTATTATATTAAAAAAGTTAATGAAGGATTTGCTCGTTCTGTTGGAGTAAATGAATATGAAAAATATAAAAATAATCCATTATATAAAACTGTAGAAGTAAATAAAGATGATGTTGATGATATTTTTAGAGCAAAACAATTAATTCCAGAAATAAATTACTATTTTCAATGATAAAGTTGATAAAATTAATATCAGAGTTGGGAATTAATAATCCAAACTTTGAGCTAAATGCTGAATTAATGGATAATACAGATTATTTATGTTACTATATCACTGATAATAGGGGTAATGAAGTAATAATGGGGTTTGTAGATTCTGAAGAAGATAAAAAAACAAATTTATTAAGATGTTTTGATTCTGGCGATGTAAATAATCAGTGGTTTAAAAATCTTACTATTAAAAAACATTATAAAACAAAAAATAATAATATTTATATCCCTTATAAAGATATAAATTTTAAAAATAATGAAAACCCACATAATATAACTATAGAGTAATTTCTTAAATAAATAATTAGTACAAAATATGCCAACTGATCCAGCAATATTATATATAGCTAATATAATTAATAATCCAAAGAAATGGGTTGTAGGAATAAATACTGCTACTACATCAACTGAAACCTCAACAAATGTTCCACCTATACTAACAGTAGCTAAAATTAAGGCATCTAATGAAAAAATATCACAATTTCCTAGAAATGATTCTAAAATATATTCAAATATAAGATGGAGTAGTAGAGTAGGTAGAACTACAGAAAATGATACAACAAACCCGAATTTATTAAATGATATTAATGAAGCTGCAAAACAAGCAGGAGTAACAGTGACAATTACTACAGCTAAAGAAGGTCATAACCCAAAGGTAGATGGAACAAATGTATATTCAAGACATTATTATGATTTAGCAGTAGATATAGCAATTATAAATGGTAAAGATATTAAAGGTAATCATGTAGATGCAGATAAATTTGTATTAGTTTTAGAAAATATGGGATATACCCGAAATATAGAATATGGTAATTCAAAAGCTGTGCTTTGGTTAACAAGAGGCCATTACGACCACGTTCATGTTTCAAATAAAATAAGATAGTCAAAATCTTTAATTTATCTTTTGTAAGTGCCTTTTTACATAATTGAAAAACAAGAACAACTTAATAATATTTCCCATTTAGGGGATTGTTTTGTTCATTTTATAACAGGAAATGATAATTTCCATCCTAAATTAACAAATGTACATTTAATTTATATTCGTTCTTTAAGTGAACATAAAGGTTATATATTATGTGTTGATCATAATGAAGCATTTTCATTAAATTTAGATAATATTTATAGTTTTTTATGGAATAATACAAATAAACTTTTTGTTTTAGATAAAAAAGAATCAATGTATTTTTATGATATTTGGGATAAATTATATGATATTAATTTTATAGAAAAAATAAATATATCTGATGATAATACATGTTATAATTATTTTTATAATAACTATACAAATGTGTATAATGTTAATAAATTATTACCAATTTCAAAACATTATGAAAAATATGAAAATATATTTATTCAAGTATTACCTACAATTAACAAATATTTAGATAAAAAATTTATATTAACAAATATTTATGATTTTAATAATAATGAATTAACTGAAGCATTTTGGAAAATCGAAAGTAACGGTATTAAAATAGCGAAAAATGAATATATCAAATATTTTGGTATAAAATCAAAATTCCCTGAATTCAATATAAGTAAAGGCAAAATTTACGTTAAATATCATTTATATACTAAAACTAGTAGACCTTCAAATATATTTAATAATATTAATTTTGCAGCATTAGTAAAAGATAATGGTGAACGAGAAACATTCATACCAGAATTTGATTATTTAATGGAATTTGATTATACAGCATTTCATCCATATTTAGCAGCTAAATTGTGTAATTTTGAATTACCTAAAGATCAAAATTTATATGAATGGTTAAATATAGAAAAATCAGACGTATTCCATCAATTATATGGAGGAATAACTGAAGAAAACATGAAACATCCTTATTTCGCGGCTATATCAAATTGGATGAATGGAATATGGCAAAAAAATAAATATGGTGTTGCAACAAAAAATAGATATTTTGATTGGGAAAGAGATGGTATAGATTCAGCAAATAAAATGTTATCATATTTACTTCAAAGTTATGAAACATATTATTGTGTTTTAACAATTAACAAGATTACAGAATATCTTAAAAATAAAAAAAGTAAATTAATATTAACAACATATGACAGTTTTTTAATTGATTATTGTAAAGATGATGGAGATATTAAAAATGATATTCAAACATTGATGGAATTTCCTTCAAAAATAAAGTTTGGTCTTAATTATAATAATTTGGATTGTCAAGACTTTTAAAATAAATTTTATAAAACAAATAAAACAAATAAAACAAATAGATATGGATTTATCACAAATGAAAAATAAGCTAGCAAGCTTAACAAAACCTAAAACAAAATATGAAAAAGTAGATTATAGTAAAATTTACTGGAAACCTACTGTTGGTAAACATCAAATTAGAATAGTTCCTTCTAAATTTAATAAAAGTAATCCATTCAAGGAAATATTTTTACATTATGGGATTAGTAAATTTCCAATGATGGCATTAACTAATTGGGAAGAACAAGATCCAATAGTACAATTTGCTAATAAGTTAAGAAAGTCAACAGAAAAAGATGATTGGCAATTAGCTAAAAAACTAGATCCTAAAATGAGAGTAGTTGTTCCTGTTATAGTAAGAGGAGAAGAATCATTAGGTGTAAGATTATGGGAATTTGGTAAAGAAAATTATCAAGCATTATTAAGTATTGCAGATGATGAAGATTATGGTGATTATACAGATGTTGAAAATGGAAGAGATTTTACTGTAGAAGGAGTAAGTGAAACAGCAATGGGAAGAACGTATGTTAAAACTACATTACGTATTAAACCTAAAACTTCATTATTATCAGATGATGCAGTGTTAGTAGAAAAATGGTTAGATGAACAACCTGATATAATGACATTATATAAGAAATTTTCATTTGATGAATTAAAAGAAATTTTAGTTAAACATTTAACACCTGAAGATGAAACTGAAGCAGACGTAGTAGAACATGAATCATCAAATGATGATTTAGGTTTACCATTTACAGTAGAAGAAGAAGCTCCAATTAATAAGAGTAAAACTAATAATGCAGACAAATTTGATGACCTTTTTAAAGATGAAAAATAATGGCTAAAACAACAAATGGACTATCTGGAATAGTATCTAATGCATTAGCTGGTGGTTTTGATTTAGAGAAATTTAAAAAATCGAAATTTTTAGATAAAAATGTTAAATTTAAAGAACAAAAATGGATACCATTATCACCAGCAATACAAGATGCATTATCTATTCCAGGTTTGCCTATAGGGCATATAATTTTAGTAAGAGGGCATTCAGATAGTGGAAAAACAACTGCATTATTAGAAGCAGCAATTAATGGTCAAAAAATGGGATTACTTCCTGTATTTATCATAACTGAAATGAAATGGTCATGGGAACATGCTAAAGAAATGGGTTTTAAGGTAGAAGAAGTAATAGATGAAACTACTGGAGAAATAGTAGATTATAAAGGTAATTTTATATATGTAGATAGAAGTTCATTAAATTCAATAGAAGATATATCATCATTTATAGCTGATCTACTTCAAGAACAATCTAAAGGTAAATTACCATATGATTTATTATTTCTATGGGATTCAATTGGTTCAACTCCATGTCAAATGAGTATAGATCAAGGTAAAAATAATCCAATGTGGAACGCTGGAGCAATGGCAACCCAATTTGGTAATTTTATAAATCAAAGATTTCCATTATCAAGAAAAGAAAACTACCCTTATACAAATACTTTAGTAGCAATTAATAAAGTAGGAGTAAGACCGCCTGAAAACTCATTTAGTCAACCTAAAATGACTAATAAAGGAGGAGATGCTATGTTTTGGGATGCTACGATGGTACTTACATTTGGTAATGTAACTAATTCAGGAACTAGTAAAATTAAAGCTACTAAAAATGGAAAAGAAGTAGAATTTGCTAAACGTACTAAAATAGCCTGTGATAAAAATCACATAACTGGAATTGCAACTAAATCATCTGTTGTAGTAACTGTTCATGGTTTTATTCCTGATGAAAAAGGTAGTATTGATAAATATAAAAAAGAACATGGTTCTGAATGGGTAAATATATTAGGATCAACTGATTTTGATGTTGTTGAAGACAATACAGATTGGGATGAAAGTAAGAGTATACCTTTAGGAATTACAGTAGAAACAGAAGAATAAATAAAATAAAAATGAATTACGGAGAGAATGAAAAAACAACATATTATGATCAACCAGTAGGATCAGGAGTTTCTTTAGAAGACAAAATTAGACAAATTAATATTGAAGAATTAAATCGAGGTTATATAGTTAAAGTAGGATGTCATAATTTTGCAATTAGTACAAAAGATGAATTAACTAGATTATTAGTTAAATACATTAATGAACCTATTAAAACAGAAAAACTTTGGTTTGATGGAAAATTATTTAATAACTAATGAGTAGATATACAGATTTATTTAAAGACATAGTAAATGAAGTAAAGACAAAAAATGATACAATATTATTAATAGATGGAATGAATACATTTCTTAGATCATTTACAATGATTAATCATATTAATGAAAATGGACATCATATAGGAGCTTTAACAGGATTTCTTAAATCAATAGGATATGCAATCAAAACATTATCACCCACGAGGGTGATAATTGTTTTTGATGGTGTTGGTAGTTCAAATGCAAGAAAAAATTTATTTCCTGCTTATAAAGCTAATAGGGGTATTAAAAGAATGACTAATTATCCTATGTTTACATCTTTAGAAGAAGAAAAAATAAGTATTGAACAACAAATGCTTCGTTTAATTGCTTATTTACAATGTTTACCATTAGACATGATATGTATTGATAGTTTAGAAGCAGATGATATAATAGGATATCTAACAACTAATTTTGAAACTAAAGATGATGTGAAAAACGTTTTTATTATGTCATCTGATCAGGATTTTTTACAATTAGTTTCAAATAAAGTACAAATATATTCTCCTACTAAAAAGAAAATATATAATACTACATTGGTAAAAAATGAATATAATGTATCATGTAATAATTTCATAATAATGAAATGTTTATTAGGTGATACAGGAGATAATATACCGGGAATATCAGGATTAGGTCCAGGTAAATTAAAGAAATATTATCCAGAGTTAACAGAGGATAATCCAATAAAAATTGATGACATTTTTGGAATAACTGAGAATATATTAAATAATACTACATATACAAAGAAAAATTTAAATGAACGTATTATTTATGATAAGGTTTTAGAACAAAAACATCAATTGCTTATTAATAATAGATTAATGAATCTAAAAGAAATTTCACTTTCAGAAGAAAATGAAATAATTATTAATACAATTGTTAATAATCCTAATTCTAATTTAGAAAAGCGTAGTTTTTTAACTATGTATTATACAGATAAATTAGCAGAATCAATTCCAGGAGTTGAAAATTGGATTGAGGTAGTATTCAAATATTTGAGTACATTTAAATAACATTAAATAATATAAATTGACATTAAATAATTTACAGGCTTACGGCCAATCTTTTCAGAATAAAGTTATAGGTGCTTTATTAACTCAACAAAAATTCTTAATTAATGTATCTGATAGTATTGATCCAGAATACTGGGAATCACCCAGTTCAAAATGGATTATTAATTTTATATTAAAATACTTTAATGAATACCACACATACCCAACTGTTGAGACACTAGTTATAGAAAATAAAAAGGTAGAAAATGAAGTATTAAAAATATCAATTAAAGAAACAATACAAGAATCTTATAGATTAGCTCAATCTAAAGATATAGAATATGTAGAATCTGAATTTACTAATTTCTGCAGAAATCAACAAGTTAAAAAAGCAATTATGTCTTCTGTTGATTTATTAGGGATGGGAGATTTTGATGGTATTAGAAATTTAATTAATAGTGCGTTAAAACAAGAAAATGATAAAAATATTGGTCATGAATATGATAAGGATATAGAAGCTCGTTACAGAGATGATGATAGAAGACCATTACCATTTCCATGGAAAGTATTTAATGATATGTCTCAAGGAGGTATGGGAAAAGGTGATTTAATACTTATACCTGGTAATCCAGGTGGTGGCAAAACATGGGTAGCAATTGATATAGGAGCTTATATAGCATCATTAGGATATAATGTATATCATTATACATTAGAGTTATCTGAAGGATATGTAGGTAAAAGATATGATTCAGTATTCTCAGGAATTGATATTGATAAATTAGTTGAAAATAGAGAAAAGGTAGATGAATGTGTTAGTAAAATTAAAGGTAAGATAATTATTAAAGAATATCCACCTAAAAGTGCATCATATGAAACTTTTAAAGCTCATATTAGACAGGTAAAAATGATGCAAAACATAGAACCTGATTTTATTATTATTGATTATATTGATTATACTAAAACTCCATCAAGAAAAGATAGAAATGAAGAATTAGATGATTTATATATAGGAGGAAAAGCATTTGCAAAAGAATTAGGTTTACCTGTATTATCACCAGTACAAGCTAATAGAACAGGTGCTAAAAATAAGATATTAGAAGGTGATAACTTAGCAGGTAATTATTCAAAATTAATGGTTGCTGATATGGTATTATCATTAGCTAGAACAAGAAAGGATAAAGTGTTTGGAACAGGTCGTTTCCATTGGATGAAAAATAGATTTGGACCTGATGGATTATCATATTCAGCTAGAATAAATACAGCCAATGGTTATATTGAAATTGATAGTCAACCCTTAGATGATGAAGATACTGAAATGCCAGCACAATTAAACAAAGGTGGAAATGTTTTAGATAAAGATGATAAAGAGTATTTAAGACATAAATTATTTAATCAAGATTAATATTTATTACTACAATAAAAATAAAGATGAATATAGAACAAGAAATATTATCAGACATTACTTCATTTTTGAAGTATAGAAAATATGAACCCCAATTAAAACGTAGAGAAACTTGGGATGAAATGGTAACCCGAAATAAAAACATGCATTTAGTTAAATTTCCTCAATTGAGTGTAGAAATAGAAAATGCATATAAATATGTTTATAAAAAGAAAGTGCTTCCATCTATGAGAGCGCTTCAATTTTCGGGTAAACCAATAGATATTAATAATGTTAGAATATATAATTGCGCATACTTACCTATAGATGAATATAGATGTTTTAATGAAATAATGTTTTTATTATTATCTGGTACAGGAGTGGGATATAGTGTGCAAAATCATCATATTGATAAATTACCTGAAATAAAAATACCAACAAAAACTAAAAGATATTTAATAGGAGATAGTATAGAAGGATGGGCAGATGCTATTAAAATATTAATGAAGTCGTATTTAATAGGTGGACCTAAACCATTATTTGATGCTAGAGATATTAGACCAAAAGGAGCATCATTATTAACAGCTGGAGGTAAAGCACCAGGTCCTGAACCTTTATTAGAATGTTTATTTCAGGTTGAAAAAATATTAAATAGAAAACAAAATGGAGAAAAATTAACTTCATTAGAATGTCATGATATTATATGTCATATAGCAGATGCTGTATTATCAGGAGGAATTCGTAGAGCAGCATTAATATCATTATTTGATATGGATGATGAAGAAATGTTAACATGTAAATTTGGTACATGGTATGAATTAAATCCACAACGTGGTAGAGCAAATAATTCAGCAATGATACTTCGCCATAAAATTAAAAAAAGAGAATTTATAGATTTATGGAAAAAAGTAGAAGCTTCAAATAGTGGTGAGCCTGGAATATATTTTAGTAATGATTCGAATTGGGGAACAAATCCATGTTGTGAAGTTGCTTTAAGACCATATCAATTCTGTAATTTAACAACAATTAATGTATCAAATATTGAATCTCAAGAAGATTTAAATAATAGAGCAAGAGCTGCATCTTTTATTGGAACATTACAAGCATCATATACTAATTTTCATTATTTAAGAGATATTTGGAAAAAAACAACTGAAAAAGATGCATTAATAGGTGTTAGTATGACAGGAATTGCATCAGGAGTAGTATTCAATTATAATTTAGAAGAAGCATCTTTAATTGTTAGTGAAGAAAATGCAATTAGAGCCAAACAAATAGGAATTAAAGTAGCAGCTAGAAATACTGTAATTAAACCTGAAGGAACTTCATCATTAGTTTTAGGAACATCAAGTGGTGCTCATGATTGGCATGATGATTATTATTTAAGATATATAAGATTAGGTAAAAATGAATCATTATATATGCATTTAGCAATAAATCATCCTGAATTAGTAGAAGATGATTATTTTAAACCCTCTATACAGGCTGTAGTATTCGTTCCACAAAAAGCACCAGAAGGTGCAATACTTAGAAAAAACACAACTGCTATACAATTATTAGAAAGAGTTAAAAAACTTAATATTGAATGGATAAAACCAGGACATAGAAAAGGTGAAAATACTAATAATGTAAGTGCTACCATTTCAATTAAAGATAATGAATGGGAAGAAGTGGGTGAATGGATGTGGAAAAATAAAGATTTTTATAATGGATTATCTGTATTACCATTTGATGGTCATACCTATATTCAAGCACCATTTACAAGTATTACTAAAGAAAAATATGATGAATTAGTGCAGCATTTAGATTTATTAGATTTAACTCAAGTAGTTGAATTAGAGGATAATACATCATTTAATGAAAGTGTAGCATGTGGTGGAGGAAGTTGTGAAATTTCATAAATATTTATATATTTATGGATATGAAAAAATTCTTTAAAAATCTAATATCAAGTAGTGATGAATCATCAAGTAAGCGCTTTGTGGCTATAATAATAATATTATGTTCAGTGTTAATGACATTTTTAGCAGCATTTAGAGCAGTTGGTTGGGTACCACCTGCATTTATGTTTGAAGGATTATTATGGATAGCTGCGGGTGCATTAGGATTAACAGCTGCTGAAAATATTTTTAGTAAGAAAAAACCGTTACCTCCACCAAGTGAAGAACCAGAACAAGAAATAGAATTAAAAAACTAGATATTGAAATAGGTAAAAAGAAGAGTAATTTGTCAAAATTTCTTTCTTATATTTAACATATGAGTAAGAATTTAACACAAATAAAAGAAGAAATTGAAAATATTTCAAGAAATATCAATTCATTATCAATTAATCAGGTAATCAATTTATTAAAAGATTCTATTAAAGAACTTAATGAAATAAAACTAGAAGAAGATGCAGAATAAATTTCAATCAACTAAACTTTTTGATAACTTTTCAGTTGCATTAAGACAACATAAGGCACAACATTCACATTGTAAACTACTACATGGGTATGCTTTAGAATTCAAAGTTATTTTCGAACCTGTTAATCAAGATGATATTAATGGTGGTCTAGATGATATGAATTGGGTGGTAGATTTTGGTGGATTCAAAGATGCACCAAATGGGAATGGACTTAAATCATGGATGAATGATATGTTTGATCATACATTATTAATTGAAAAAGATGATCCTTACCTAGACTTATTTCAAACAATGGCAATGGAAGGTATTTGTAAATTAGTAGTTATGGATAAAATGGGAGCTGAAAATTTAGCTAAGTTAGTATTTGATAAATTTAATGATACTTTAAGTAAAACAGATGGTGCTAGATGTAGAGTAGTTTCTGTTGAATGCTTTGAAAATAAAAATAATTCTGCAATTTATACAATTTTATAATGAAAACTCCAGTACAAAAAATAGTTGATTATAGTAAATATACAAATACTATTAACAAACAATCTCTTGATAAATTATTAGAAGAAGAAGAATCATTAATACTAAATGAAGTTAAAGATGCTTTAGATAGAGGATATGCGTTGGGTTTTTCTGATGGAATAACAATGACTCAAGGTAGACCTCAATCATCTAATTCAGAGAATGCTAAAGAATATCATATTAAACAATTAAAAGAAAAATATTTTGAACCCTAGATATAGGAAAGGAAAAATATAAATTTAAATATAATGAAAATATCACATGAGTTACCTTTGTCTTTATTAAAAAATTCATACCAATGGAATGATTATGAATATTGTTTACCAATATTTATGAAAAAATTCCCTCAATACAAAAACCATTATATTAAAGCTAGAGATGATGGTCGATTTATAATAATGGATAATTCATTATTTGAGGGTTACTATCACTCTGATAGTGAATTATTAGAATTTATTAATGAAATTAAACCTGATATTTTTATTGTACCTGATGAATGGAATGATAAAAATAAAACATTAGTTAATGCTAAAAGCTGGATATTAAATTATAAATCTAAATTACCTAAAAATACTAATTTAATGACTGTTTTACAAGGTAAAACATATGGTGAATTAGTTGAATGTTATCAAACATTTGTTGATTTAGGTTATAAACATATATCATTTAATCATTCAAGTGAAGCATATTTTGATATTTTTCCTACTAAACCTAAGTTAATAGCTCAGTCAGAAGGTAGAAAATATTTAATTGATAATTTAATAAAAGATAATATTTTAAATCCAAAATTATATCATCATTTATTAGGTTGTTCACTACCACAGGAGTTTAAATATTATAAAGATATGGATTGGATCAAATCATGTGATACTAGTGCACCAATAATTAATGGAGCATTAGGAGTAATATTTGATGATCACGAATATGAAAAGCCTAAGCAAAAATTAGAAGAATTTATGGAATTAGAATTTACACCTTTGCAATTATCTGACATTAATTATAATATTTCAATTTTTAGAGAAATTTGTCAAGATTTTTAATTTAAATTTACAATATGCAAGAACAATATAAATCACTATTTGAATTTTTAGGGAGAGCAGCAGGAGGAGATCTAGGTGCCAAGGTAGCAGCTGCTGCAGCAACACAAGGAATTCAATTACAAGAACAACATATAAGTAATCCAAAATATACAGGAAAAGTATTAACATATCCTGTTTCATTTTTAGAAAATTATTTTAATGGAAATAATAATTCTGGTGGAAAACAATTATTATTAGATCATCAAGATTTACCCTTTTAAATAATGATTAGTAATTTCTTTTCACAAAAGAATTTAGGAGGAATAGATGAATATATACTCTTAGAGGAATTAAAACAAGCAAATAAAAATATGAATAAAAAATACGCTGTAATTTCACTTAGTGGTGGAATGGATTCTGGTACATTATTGTTAAGGTTATTATCTGAAGGTTATGAAGTAACTGCATTATCATTTGATTATGGTCAAAAACATAAAATCGAATTAGAAAGAGCAACTCAATTAGTAGAGTATATTAACAAAATATTATGGCATAAAGGATTAGGACTTTCTTATCAAATTAAACATCAAATAATTAAATTAGATGGTTTATCTCAATTATTAAATTCTTCATTAGTTGAAGGTGGTTCTGATGTACCTGAAGGTCATTATGCATCTGAAAATATGAAAGATACAGTGGTTCCAAACCGCAATATGATATTTTCATCAATTGTTCAAGCAGTAGCTTTATCTATAGCTAATAAAAATAATACAGAATGTATTATTGCTTTAGGTCTGCACAGCGGAGATCATACAATTTATCCTGATACTACAGAAGAATTTAGACAATCCTGTTTAAATACCTTTAGAATTGGAAATTGGAATTCAGAATTAGTAAATTATTATACTCCTTATATGGAAGGTAATAAAATTACTATTTTGCAAGATGGTATAAAATGTTGTAAACAATTAGGATTAAATTTTGATGAAGTTTATAAACGTACTAATACTAGTTATAAACCTATCTTTATACAAGATCATTTAACAATGAACTTTGTAGTTAATGTAAAAGAAGGTAATATAACTTCAGATGGAACATCTGAATCTGATGAATTAATAAAACATTTAAAATACTTAAAAGAACCAATAGGTAAATGGTATTCAGACTATAAATCAGCATCATCAGTAGAACGTTCATTAGCATTTATTGAATTAGGATTAAAAGATCCAGTAGAATTCGCAGATGAAACAGGTCCAGTAGATTGGGAAGTAGCTAAACAACATGCTTTACAAGTAGAAAAAGATTTTAAAGGTCAAAATTCTTAACTTATCTTTATAATATGAAAATAACATATGAAATGTTACCTAATACAGGTGAATTTAATGTACTTAATGATAATAAAATTATAGGTATCTTAGGAAGATTTGATAGATGGTGGAAATTTAATCCAACCATTATCAATGATTTGAGTTATTTTTCTACATTTTTTATATTAAATGAGGATTTACAAAAATCAAAAGATGAACTAATTTATAAAATTAATACACTAAAACGAATTTACGAAAGTGTATGTTAGAGTTTATACAACATCTATTAGGACTATGTCCTGATCACCATTCACATCTTAATGTTTTAAGTATTTTAGGTGAACAATCTTACATAAATCAAATCATTCAATTAATAAAATTTAAATTTAAATAAATATGTGTGTAGTATCTATGATAGGCGATCATTATGATGAAAAATGGTGGCCACAAATTAAACCTCAACCACTTGATCCAGTAAATCCATTTCCTGGAATTACAAAAACAACAATAACAACTGATACTTTAGAAAGATGGTTAGCTCCATCAAAAAAAGAATTTGATGCTCTTAAAAAAGAAGTAGAGGAAATGAAAAAATTACTTCAAAAGGCACTTGAATATGATAAAAGAAACAATGAACCTCATTGTGAAATGGAAGATAAAGTAGCACTTCTTAAGAAAGTGGCAGAATTAGTAGGTGTAAGTTTAGAAGATATATTCCCTCCTACTCAACAAGGACAACAACATTAAGTTTTAATCCTTCATATTAATGAGAATAGAAGATACATTACATGAATTCATAGATTGGGCAAGAGAAAATAGTTCTGATGCTTGGGATATATATGAAAATCAAGACGAATTTGTAGACAAATATTTACAACATTTAAAAGAACAAGAAGAAATATGAAAACAATAATCAAAAATGGAGAATACCTTAGGGTAACCGATGAAGTTGGAGAACAGCAAGTCAAAGTAGGGGCTAAATATGTTCCTAAAAGTGAATGGAAAACTAAAGTAAGAGATATAAAATCTACTGAACAAGTTATTGAAGAAGTAAAAGGAGAAAAGACAAAATCTAAAAAAGCAGAAAAACATTTAAAACTAAAAGAAAAACAAAGAGCATGAGTATAATTTCAAAACAATGGGCTGAGAGTCAAAATGAAACAAGGTGGGATTTTGATATATTAGAAGAAGCTAATAATCTTCAACCTGAACATTATTTACCTATTATTTGCGAGGGATATGGTTTTATTGCAATTGCAAAAGATGAATATGGAGGTATTCATTTAGGATTTGAAGATAAAGAAGGAACTGATAATGTAAATTGGGTTGATTATAACGAAATAGTAAAATAAATTTAAATTGGGTAGAAATAAAAAGACAATAAGTGGTAAAACTATTGAACTTATTAATCCTGAAAACGATACATGCAATATATGTGGAAAAGAAAAACCTATACGTCATTTTTATAAAAATAAATGTATAAAGAAAGGATATAGTTATACTTGTGCTTCATGTTCGAGTGAATATAATAAACAAAAATATGGAAGTAAATTAGCACAATTATATTGTAAAAAAGGAGGATATGGTATTTATCAAGTTAAAAATGAAGAAACTGGAGAATTTTATATAGGAAAAGGTTGGTTAAATGAACGAAAAGTAGATCATTTTACTAAATTAAAAGCTCAAAAACATTCTAATAAATATATTCAACAATCATACAATAAAAATAATAATTTTACATTTATAATTTTAGAAAGATGTGAACCTGAAGAAGGGAGTTTAAAAGAAAGAGAACATCTAATAAAAAATTTTCTTGAATTTCCTAATTTAATATTAAATCAACATATTACAATAAAATGGCAATAACTTTAATTAAACAATTACCAAATTTTAAGAAAAAAATAGAAGGTAATAATAAACTTGCTATTAGTGAATTATTTAGCGATACAATTCAAGGAGAAGGAATTAATAATGGAATGATATCTACATTTTTGAGATTACAAGGATGTACTTTAGAATGTGTTTGGTGTGATACTTTAGAAGTTTGGAGATATGGTAATGATTATACATTTGAAGAATTATTTGAATTATTTGAATCTGTTAATTTAATTGATAGATTTAAGAATGGGCAAAGTTTAGTACTAACTGGAGGAAGTCCACTTAAACAACAAGAACAATTAATACAATTTATCCAACAATTTATTAAAAAATATGAATTTAAACCTCATATTCAAATAGAAAATGAATGTACATTAATGCCATATAATGAATTATCAGAATTAATAGATACATGGAATAATTCACCTAAATTATCTAATTCAGGTATGAAAGAACGAGTTAGATTAAAACCTGAAATAATAAAATATTTATCAAGTAAAAATAATTCATGGTTTAAATTTGTTATAGCTAATGAAGATGATTGGAATGAAATAGAAAGAGATTATTTACCATTAATAGATAAAAATCAAATAATATTAATGCCTGAAGGGGTTACTCAAGAAGAATTATTAAAAAATAGAGAATGGGTAGCTCAAATGGCAATTAATAATGGTGTAAGATATTCTGATAGATTACACATAATTTTGTGGAATTTAAAAACATCAGTTTGATTATGTATAAAATAGTAGAAACAATTTTTCGTAGTGAAAAACAACAATTTAAATCTATATTTAAGATTCATTTTAAAACTTTTTGGGGTTGGAAAATTCTAACAAGAAAAGAAATTAATGAAAAAGAATTAATTTTTGATTCATATAAAGCAGCTGAAGATTATCTAAAAGATCAAACTGATTATTCAGGTAGATTGATAAAAGATGGAAATACATATAAATTTGATGAATATTATATAGGAATGGTATTTTAAAAATATAATTATGGATAAAACAATACAACAAAAATACACTGATTTAATTGAAGAATTATATCGTTCATTCGATTTCTTTAATGAACATTTTTGTAAAGGTGAATTAAAACGCCCTATTATCACTACACAAGGTGATAAAAGAGAAGGATCAACTTATGGTTGGTTTGGAAAACAATTTTGGTTAGATAATTCAGCTGAAGAAGGTGTTTATATTGATGAATTAAATTTAACAGCTGAATCATTACATAGAGACCCAGAACAAGTATTAGAAACACTTTTACATGAAATGGCACATCTAAAAAATGCTCAAGCTGATATACATGATTGTACTAAATCACAATATCATAATGATAAATTTAAAGCTGCAGCTGAATTCTTTGGTCTAGAAGTATCAAGAAGAAAAGGAAAAGGTTGGGCAACAACTAAATTAGATGAGAAAGCATTAGGTGTAATTGCATTACTTAAACCTAAAACTGAACTATATAAAATAGTTCGTAGACCACCTAAAGTAGAAAAACCTGAACCAAAAGTAATAATGTTAAATGTTGGACTTGAATATGAAGATAAAATAGCAGCATTAGAAGACTTTTATGGTAAGAAACGAGAATTAACTGAACAGGCTATTGATATGCTTTATGATGACTTAATTAAAAATAAAAATGGAGAATAAAAGAAGACAAACAGTAGATGTAGAAGGATTAGAAACTGCTAAAGCAGGGTATGCCAATGGGATATCGGTTCATTTACATAATTTAATTCAAAAAGGTGAACATCGTTCCCTAAATGAACAAGAAAAGGATGAAATAATTGATAAAGCTGAATTAGCATTTGGTAATTTCCTAACAGCATTGGGGGTAGATTGGCAAAATGATCCAAATTCAATGGAAACTCCACGTAGGGTAGCTAAAAAATATGTTAATGATATGTGGAAAGGTAGATATAATATACCAACAGATATAACAGCATTTCCTAGTGATGATTATAAAGATATTATAATAGAACGAGATATACCTGTAATATCAATGTGTAGTCATCATCATGAAAATATTATAGGTAAAGTGCATATAGCATATATACCTGGACCTGAAAATAAAGTAATTGGTTTATCTAAACTAAATAGATTAGTTGAACATTTTGCATGTAGAGGAGCAATCCAAGAACAACTTACAGTTGCAATTCATAATTCAATTGAACAAATAGCAGAAGGTAATATAGGTGTTATGGTTGTTATACATGCAACACATCAGTGTGTATCATGTAGAGGAGTAAAACATCAAGGTGCATCTATGATTACTAGTAAAGTGAGTGGAGTGTTTTCAGATCATACAAAAACAGCAAAACAAGAAGTATTAACCTTATTAACACTATAATATGCAAGATCTAGATGAAGTTTATTATGATAAATATCATGTAAATAGACAAATACCAAATGTTCCATCAAATAATATAACTAAATTAAATGATGGAATAGATGTTCAACCAAAAGAATCTAAATCAAAATCTCACTTTTATTTTAGTATAGCTAAAAGTGCAGTGAGAATTATGGGTTTTTACTTTTTTAATTGATCAGCAATTTATAACAGCTGGGGTTCAATTAATTTTAGCTGAAATTTTAGGAATAATAGAAGAATTTTAAACAACTAAAACAAATAAAATAAATGGTAACAATTTATGCACATAAAGCAGATCCAAAGGCAGTTATACCTACTGTAGCATATGGTTCAACATCAGCATGTTTTGATATAACATGTACAGAAACAACAACAATACCTGCTAGAAGTAAAGCAGTAGTACCTAATGGATTAAATTTAACAATTTCAGATGACGAAAAATACTGGATGCAAATACAATTACGTTCAAGTAAAGGATTTAAACATGATTTAGTACCTCACTATGGAACTGTAGATGCAGGGTATACAGGTAATTTAGGAGTTAAAATATATAATTTAGGTGATGTTGATGTAACTATCGAAGAAGGTGAAAAATATGCACAAATAGCTGTTATAGAAAAGCCAGATTACGAAATAATAGAATTAAATGATGAACAATTTGAAATTTTGAAATCCAACCAATCACGAGGTGATAAAGGATTTGGTTCAAGTGGTAATTAAAATTGTAAAACACTGCTCATGTTTTTAAGGAGATAGGCGAAAGTCTATCTCCTTTTTTCATATTTATAGCAATAATATATTATGGCTTTCAAACTTAGATCACAAAATCCAGTAAATACTCCATTAACATGGCAAGAAATGGATGATAATTTATCATTCTTATTAGTGACAATGTCTGGTTCACTATTATCATTATCAGGTAGTACTCAAATAAAAGGAAATACTGCTATAACAGGAAGTTTAACAATTAGTTCATCATTAACTGTTAATAATACTTCCTCATTGTCTATGACAATGCCAATTACAAATAATACATATGATTTAGGTAAATCCAGTTTATATTGGAGAAATGCATATATAACAAATATATCGGGAACTATTACAAACGCTATATCAGCTTCATATGCTCCTGGAGTAAAAGGAAGTGGTAGCGCAGGTTTAATAGCTATGTTTGATAGTTCTACAACAATCACAGGTAGTTTAATAAGTCAATCCGGAAGTAATATATTAATAAGTGGCAGTTTAAATATTGGATTTAGTTCATCAGTAGATAATAAATATTCTTTAGTTCAGGGATTTAGTTCATCAGTAAATGCTATATATGCACATGCTGAAGGATATCTCAATAACGTAGTAGGAGCTGGTTCACATGCTGAAGGGTTTTCTAATTACATTAATGCAACTCAAGCACATGCTGAAGGATATTTTACATCAGCATCTGCAAATTATTCACATGCTGAAGGAACTTTAACAAAAACTATAGGAGAATCATCACATGCTGAAGGTACTGGTTCCATATCATCTGGTTCATATTCACATGCTGAAGGATTTGGAACATTAGCATCTGGTTCATATTCACATGCTGAAGGATTAGATACAATATCTTCAGGTCTTGGATCACACGCTGAAGGTATAAGAACAACATCTTATGGACGCCAATCACATAGTGAAGGTAAAGAAACTAGAGCAATTGGAAATTATTCACATGCTGAAGGTGATAATACAACTGCTTATGGTGTAAGTTCACATGCTGAAGGATTTGGAACATTAGCATCTGGTTCATATTCACATGCTGGAGGGTATAGCACTAATGCATATAATAATTATCAAACTGTAATTGGTAAATTTAATGCAAATAATTCAGAGGATTCATTATTTACTGTTGGAGGAGGTGTAACTTTAGGTTCATTAAATAATATATTTGAATGTTTAGTAGATGGAGATGGTACTCCTAGTATAGTATTACCTAATGCCAGCATTAACCCTCTTAATCCTATAACAGGTTCTTGTTATTTGGATTTAAATGGAGGTGCAACTACAGTATATCTATGGATATATGCTAATGGAAGTTGGAAAAAGGCTGATTTTACTTAAATTTGAGGGTCAAAATTTTTTTTGTAGTTTTATAAAGTGTATCAAGCAATATATTATGATTACTCAACTTATTCTATCTTTTTGAGAGACGATAATGATGGTTGGAGTAATTTCAAACCAAAACATCAATTATATAGAAGAGTACCTTCTAAATGTGAAGATTCATTTCCTGTTTTAACAGGTGGATATGCTATCCCATTAAAAGAAAAAGGATATACTAAATTAGATTCTTCTATTTTAGAAAAAGATATTAATAAAGAATTATTGGTATTAAGAGACTTATATTACAAGCATGAAAATGAAATACCTAAATGGCAAAACATTATACATTTAGATATAGAAACAGAAATATTAGGTTCACTTACAGTTAAATTTATTCAAGAAGCAATTGCTCCAATAACTTCAATATCTTTGTTAGATAAAACAACAAAACAAAAAATATGTTTTATCACTGATAAATCTAAAGAAATTACTAAAATAGAAGAAGAAGATAAATTAATTATTCCATGTACTGATGAAACTGATTTAATTTATAAATTTTTAGATAAATGGGAAGAATTAGATCCTACTATTGTTTCGACATGGAATGGACATTATTTTGATATTCCATATTTAGTTTTTAGATTACAAAATGTGATTGGTCATGATCAAACATTAAGATTATCACCTATACGAAAAATAAATATCCAAACATGGAATCCATTAGAAAATAATGTTAGAATAGGAGGTATTAATCATTTAGATTATATGCTTTTGTTTAAAAATTTTATACCTAAACAAGAACCATCATATAAATTAAATGATATAGGTTTGAAATATGTTAATTTAGGTAAAATTGAATATGAAGGTAATTTAGATAAATTATTTAGAGATGATAAACAAAAGTTTATTGATTATAACATTCGAGATGTTGAAATTATTGATAAGTTAGAAGATAAACTTAAATTTATTGAAATAACAATATTATTAAGTCATATATGTAATATACCTTATGATAGTGTATATCACAACACAGTAATGAATGAAGGGGCTATACTTAAATTCCTTAAGCGTAAAGGAATTATATCTCCTAATAAACCTACTACACATAATCCAAATTTAAAAGGACAAGAAGAAACATATGCTGGTGGATATTTATTAGAACCTGAAGTAGGATTGTATAAAAATGTTATTGATTTAGATTTTACATCACTATATCCTTCTATTATTAAATCACTTAATTTAGGAATAGAAACATTAATAGGTAGAAT